GCCGCACTCCACTATTTCCTCCCAAGGGTCCGTCAGTTCCTCCAGCGACTCCATTTCCCCTCCGCAGAGCTTCCCATCCAAACGTACAAGATCCCACGAAAGCGAAGAGGGAAGCGCTAGCAGCACCACCGGGACCCCGCCGCAGACTCCAATTCGACAACGACGACGACGAGGAGAAGGAGAACCAACGTCCACCACCGGAGAAGGCCCCAGAGCCAAGAGACGACGAAGAGCCAGAGCGGTGGTCGGTGCTGGGGTATCTGCTGGAGAAGTGGGAGCTGGACATCGATCGGTTCCAACGACAGGTCTTACAAGACTTGCAAGACTTGAAGCTGAAGCTCGGGATCCATTGATTGCATTATTTAAAGGTCGCTCAAATCAGTTAAAATGTTGGCGTTATAGGCTTCCTAAAGATCTTTTTAATCAGGCATCAACTGTATTTAGGTGGGCTGGGGAGGAGGATGATGATATCTTTAATTCTCACAGAATGCTTGTAGCTTTCAATAATCAAACACAAAGAAAGCATTTTTTTAGCAGTGTATCTATTCCAAGGGGTGTGCTGTATGCCTATGGACATTTGGACTCTTTATAAGTGAGAACATGAATTCCAGAAAACGCGCAAAACGTGATACTGTTGACAATTTGTATAGACAATGCCAATTAGGAGCTGATTGTCCTCCTGATGTAAGAAATAAAGTTGAAGCCACCACTCTTGCTGATAAACTTCTGCAGGCTTTTGGTAGCATTATTTTTCTAGGGGGCCTGGGTATAGGCTCTGGTAGGGGTTCGGGTACTGTAACTGCAGGAAAGGCCATACCTGAGGTAGTACCCGACATAGCATCACCAGAGACCACTAGACCTTTGCGACCAACTACCAACAGAACTAATACGCGACCGTTTTCGGTCCCTGTAGACAGAATTGGTGTGCCAGGTGTAGGTGGTCGTCCTGTCACTGTAGATGCCTCTAGCTCATCAATAGTGCCTTTGTCAGACCCTTTGCCAGATACAGTTATAACGTTAGGCGACCCAACAGTTGGTGTTACTACAGATATAGCAGTGGACCTAAATCCAATTGAACTGGAAACCATTACAACTACTACAGATAGGCCAGCTATAATTACTGTAACTCCTATAGATCCCCCACCGGTTCGAATAATATACAGTGAAAATCCTGCCTTTAACCCAATAGATACCTTCTACACAACCCGCACAGATCCTAATATAAATGTATTTGTTGATCCACCAGCAAGTGGAGAGCATATAGGATTAGAGGAAATTGAATTGCAATCATTAGGGGGTCTAGAACCTTTTGAAATAGAAGAGCCAGGGCCGTCCACAAGTACACCCATAGACAGACTGCAGAGAGTTTATAACAGAGCCCGCCAATTTTATCAAAGGCATGTAGAGCAAGTACCTACAAGAAACATAGACTTTCTAGGTCAACCTTCCCGCGCGATTTTATTCGGATATGATAATCCTGCCTTTGCTGACGACATCACTTTAGAATTCCAACAAGACTTGCAGGAGGTGGCGGCAGCGCCTGATGAAGCTTTTCGAGATGTACAAAAACTCAGCAGACCCACATTTTCTTTGACTGATGAAGGTACTATACGTGTTAGCAGACTAGGTACACGTACAGCAATGCAAACCAGAAGCGGTCGCGTGTTGGGGCAAGCTGCTCACTTCTATTATGATTTATCATCTATTCCTGAGTCTGGGGAAATTGAAATGCAGGATTTAGTTACACCAGGTGTGCCGCACACCCTAGTTAACCCACAAGCAGAAAGCAGTTTTATTGATGCATTAGGTGAATCTATTATATTTAATGAAAATGAGTTAGTAGATCCCTATAATGAATCGTTTGATAATGCACGGTTGATTTTGGAAACACAAACAGATACAGATGATTGGATTGCTTATCCTACATTTTTGTCTACAGATTATAATGCATCATCAATTATAGACGTAGGTAGTGGTTTATTCTATTCAGCAAATTCTAATATTTCTGAGAATACAAACAAAGTTTTTCCTATTTCTCCTATCTTACCTGGGGTAACAGTAGATATATATTCATTTGATTATGATATACATCCTTCTCTTATTAGAAAGAAACGTAAACGAACAGATTATTTTTAATGTTTTGCAGATGGCATTGTGGTTGCAGACACGTGGCAAATTATATCTGCCTCCCAGCAAACCAGTTGCAACTGTGATGAGTACAGATGATTATGTTATTCCTACCAATATGTATTTTCATGGAGGTACTGATCGGATGTTAATTGTGGGTCATCCTTACCATGATGTTACTAATGGTATTAATCAAAACAATCTATTGGTACCTAAATGCTCAGGTAATCAGTTTAGAGTTATTAGGTTGCTATTTCCTGATCCCAATAAATTCGCAATTGCAGATAAATCTGTATTTAATCCTGAAAAGGAACGTTTAGTGTGGAGATTAGAGGGTATAGAAATAGGACGTGGGGGCCCCTTAGGTATTGGATTAACAGGAAATCCTTTATTCAATAAATATGCTGATGTGGAAAATTTAAAACAGAATCCTCCCGCTCAAACGGAAGACGGGGATTATAGAGTTGATGTTGCTATGGATCCAAAACAAATTCAGTTATTTATAGTTGGGTGTACCCCACCTACTGGAGAGCATTGGGACGTTGCTGATAGATGTCCAAATGATGTTCCTGATGCAGGGTCGTGTCCACCAATACAGTTGGTAACATCAGTTATTGAAGATGGCGACATGGTGGATATAGGGTTTGGAAATTGTAATTTTAAAACATTTCAGCAAGACAAAGCGGGTACTCCACTAGAGTTAACAAACGAAATATGTAAGTGGCCAGATTTCCTAAAGATGGAAAAGGATACTTATGGAGATCAAATGTTCTTTTGTGGTAGAAAGGAACAAATGTATTCCAGACATATGATGGCTAAGGCTGGTATTGATGGTGATCATGTACCAGAAAGTTTGTATCATGCTCCTGCAAATAATGGAAATGGTTTCAGTCCATACACTTATTTTCCAACCACAAGTGGTTCTCTGGTTACTAGTGATAACCAATTATTTAACAGGCCATATTGGCTACATAATTCACAAGGTGCCAATAATGGTATTTGCTGGGAAAATCAACTCTTTGTTACTGTAGTTGACAATACCAGAAACACTAACTTTAACATTTCAGTATACAAAGAAAACGGAGATATTCCTGGCCAATATACATACAAGGCCAAGGACTTTAAAAATTATGTCCGGCATACAGAAGAGTATGAATTGGAAGTTATACTACAGTTATACAAGGTCCCGTTAAATGCAGAAGTATTGTCTCATATTAATGTTATGAATCCTGACATACTTGAAAACTGGGAATTGTCTTTTGTTCCACCTCCTCCGGAAGGTATTCAGGATTCATACAGATATATTTTATCTAAAGCTACTAAATGTCCACCTGATGCAGCTGAGGTAGCGAAAAAAGATCCATGGGGAAAGTATGCTTTTTGGACTATGGATATGTCTGAAAGGCTTTCCTCAGAACTATCGCAATTTGCTTTAGGAAAGAAATTTTTGTACCAAACTGGTATGTTGCAGAGGAAACGTGTAAGGACTGAAGCTATCCCTTCTAAAAGGTCTCCTAAACGTAAACGGACCAAGTAAATGTGTAATAAAACTGTAGTATATTGATTGTGAATGTGAACAAACACTGTGAATATTTATGATTAATAAAAATTGCAATATGAGCAATATTCTGACTCATGGGGTCAATATTTTTGTTACCGCCTCCATATCATAATTGCATCCTCAGGAATTAGTTGCATTCTTATTGTGGACAGTGTGGTCAGCCTGTTGACAGCCTACCATTTTCGGTGCTAAAAAAGCGCCAAAGGCAAGTTTCTACAACCGTACTCGGTCGGTAAGTATAGCTGCGGGTGAGTACAAGTTCAAACAAAAGGGGTTGAGTCAAACATACTTGGCTGAAACCTGAGTCGGTTGCCTGGGGACCGAAGGCGGTGCTAACTTGTAGATAAGAACAATAGTTGGCAACAACAATCACCCTAAAGCCTTATAATACACCAGGAGTGGTGTATATAAATTCAGCTGCTTCTGCACATTTGAGCAGCTTTCATGGAACGTATGTTGCCATACAATTTAGAGGACTATTGCCGTGTGTTTGATATATCTTTTTTTAATGTTTGCATGCGATGCTTATTCTGTAAATTTGCTGTGTCTACTGTTGATTTAGCTGGTTTTCATTGTAAACAACTACGCTTGGTGTGGAGGGATTCTGCATGTTATGCATGTTGTGGAAAATGTTTACGCTTGCTTGCTAAACATGAATATGAACATTATTGTATTTGTGTTTGTAAAGGATCAACTTTAGAATTTCTTTGTAAAAAGGATTTGGCCCTTGTTATTGTTAGATGTATTGAATGTCTTTGTTTGTTAGATTTGGCTGAAAAAATTCATTGTGACCGGTTAGGGTTACCATTTTGTTTAGTGCGAACGCATTGGAGAAATTATTGTAGAAATTGTATTAAGAAAGAATGATTGGAAACAGTGTAAACATCAGGGATATAGAACTTAATTTGGAAGCACTTGTCCTCCCTGAGAATTTGTTGAGTGACGAATCTTTGTCACCCGATTTGGTACCTGAAGAGGAGGAGCAACAAGCTTATAGAGTTGACACCTGTTGTAGTACTTGTGGAACAGGTGTACGTATTTGTGTTTTGGCCACAAGGTCAGCCATCCGTACATTACAAGGACTTCTGCTTCACGAATTAAGTTTATTTTGTCCACAGTGTTCCAGACTCAATTTGCAACATGGGAGATCCCGATAAAGGTACTGATGTTAATACATTTGATGCATTAGAGGGTGGTAGTGATTGGTATGTGGTGTCTCAGGCTGAATGCAGTATAGATACATTAGAGGATTTGTTTGAAAATAGCACAGATTCAGTCTCTTGTGTATCAAACCTTATAGATGATGATGAGGTGGATCAGGGAAATTCCCTGGCTTTGTTTAATGAACTGTTAGCTGAAGACAGTGATAGAGCTGTAGCAGACCTAAAACGAAAGTTCAGAAGCAGTCCTCCGGAGGCAGTGGAAAGTTTAAGTCCAAGACTGCAAGCTGTACATATATCTCCTGAAAAAGCAATTAAAAGACGTCTGTTCCACGACAGTGGCATTGAACAAGATGAAACTGAAAATCTTACTGAGAAGGTAGTAGAAACCGAATCTGGTAATGTGATAGAAAGCCAGGATGCTTGTATAGAATTGTTTAAATCTAATAATTGGAAAGCTACATTATTATACAAAATTAAAGAGCAATTTGGTATATCGTTTAATGAATTAACCAGGAGTTTCAGAAGCAACAAAACATGTTCTGAAACATGGATACTAGCAGTGTATCACGCTCGTGAGGAAACATTGGAAGCATCTAAGTTTCAATTACAACAGTATTGTGAATTTTTTCAATTGATTACGTACGGGTTTTCTGGCTTATATTTATGTGTATTTAAAGCAGCAAAATGTAGAGAAACAATAGAGAAATTGTTTACAGCAATGTTAGGAGTAACAGCCATGCAACTGTTAAGTGAACCGCCACGTATTAGAAGCGCTGCAGTGGCCCTCTACTTTTTTCAAAAAAGTTTAACCAACTCTTCTTTTAAATATGGAGAGTATCCGGATTGGGTTAGAAAACACACTCAATTAAATCATGAATCAGCTGCTTCTGCAGATACATTTGAGTTATCAGAAATGATACAATGGTGTTATGATAATAATTATACTGAAGAGCCAATAATTGCCTATCGATATGCAATGTATGCAGATGTTGATAAAAATGCTGCTGCTTTTTTGAAAAGTAATCATCAAGCAAAGTATGTTAAAGATGCTTGTGTAATGGTAAAATACTATAAAATGCAGGAAATGAGAGAAATGAGTATATCTGATTGGATCTGGAAGTGTTGTGATGAGTGTAAAGATGATGGCAATTGGAAAACAATTGCAATGTTGTTCAGATATCAAAATGTTAACTTCCTTAGTTTTTTGTGTGCATTAAGAGCATTGTTTAAACAAATTCCTAAAAAAAACTGTTTAGTGTTTTATGGTCCGTCAGATACAGGAAAGTCCTATTTCTGCAATACATTAGTAAAGTTTTTGAAAGGTAGTGTGGTGTCCTTCATGAATAGACAAAGCCATTTCTGGCTACAAAATTTAATCAACACAAAAATAGGCTTTTTAGATGATGCTACCATGCCTTGTTGGTTATTTATGGATACTAACATGCGCAATGCATTGGATGGCACTCCTGTTTGTCTTGATGCTAAACATAAGGCTCCAACGCAACTTAGATTACCCCCTTTACTTGTAACTACTAATGTTAATGTGGAAAATGAACCTACATTAAAATATCTAAAAACAAGACTAACAATATTCACCTTTCCTAATCCTCTGCCTTTCCATCCAGATGGGTCCTTGGTATATGAAATAACTAATGAGACCTGGGCCTCTTTTTTTAGAAAACTTGGAATGCAAATAGATTTGACCCCAAAGGAAGATAATCAAGATGAATCAGGCCGACCTGACAAGGCGTTCAGATGCACTACAAGAGAGACTATTGAATCTTTATGAAAGTGGTGCTAAAACTCTGGAAGCACAAATAGAGCATTGGCAACTTGTTAGAAAAATTAATGTATTATATTACTATGCTCGAAAGGAAAAATATACACATTTGGGTTTGCAACCCCTTCCCGCATTACAAGTATCAGAATATAAATCTAAAGAAGCTATACATTTAGTGCTATTACTTAGAAGCCTACAAAATTCGCCTTATGCTGATGAAGAATGGAGTTTGAGTGATACTAGTACTGAAATAATATATACTCCTCCTAAAAATACTTTCAAAAAAGGTGCCTATAGAGTTGATGTCTGGTATGATAATAATGCCAACAATAGTTTTCCATATACTAACTATGACTTCATTTATTATCAAGACCTTAATGAACAATGGCATAAGACAGCAGGTCTTGTTGATATAAATGGGTTTTATTACGAGGAAGCCAATGGAGATAGAGTGTACTATTTTTTATTTGAGTCAGACGCAGCAAGGTATGGAGAAACTGGACAATGGACTGTACAGTTTAAAAATCAAACTCTTTCTACCTCTATACCTAGTTCACGCAGGCCGCACTCCACTATTTCCTCCCAAGGGTCCGTCAGTTCCTCCAGCGACTCCATTTCCCCTCCGCAGAGCTTCCCATCCAAACGTACAAGATCCCACGAAAGCGAAGAGGGAAGCGCTAGCAGCACC